ACTATTTTATCCAGTACTCTTGAAACTGGTCTAGTAAATTTTCTAAGTGTTTTTTTTAAGAATCCCATAATTTATTTATATTATATTGTTGAAAAGCAAGTTAGCAAGACTTGTATATATGCTATTATCACACAATTTACTAGACTTTTTGTACTTAGTCAATCTAGAATATGTTAGTATCAGTACCTAAATCTATATGTGCAACCGTTATATGAACGTCTCTACGAACATGTTCTGGTTTAGTATCTGTAGAGGGATTTTGTACATCGGCCAAAGCTTCGGCATCTGAATTATATTCTTTTCCTGTTAATGTATTAGTTAGTGTTACTTCACATTTTGGTACAATAACACGTACTTCTTTACCATCAATTGTCTCATACCTCATTGAGGCTTCTGTTTCTATAAATGACATTATACGTCCAATCTGTTTATTTCTAATATTGTTGCTATAACATGTAACTCATTAGCATCTGCAGCTTGAACTTTCAATACTTCATTTTCCATCATTACCAACGGTTCTGTTAATAGTTGTTCTGTTGCATTTGCTCCTACGGTTTTAAGTTTATATATACTAAACACCGCACCGAGGGCATTTGATAAAGTTAAATTTATAGTTGTGCCACTTCCAGCATCTTCTGAAACCAAGATAGATTTTAGAATAGATCTAGAGTTTGAAGGTACAGTATATAGAATAGTATTATCTGTAGTTGTTAAATCTAATTTTGAATTTTTATAAATATTTGCCATTTTATCCTAGTCCAAACCAAGTGTATCTTTCTTGATCTTCCTTTAGTTGTCTTAAAAATGTAGAGTTTAATTGTTCTACTACAGTAGAAAATGCTCTGTTAATTTGTCTTTGATTATCTTCACTGTATTCTTTTCTAGGCTCAGGTAATCTTACTACAATTTTTGTCATTATCTTCTACCATCAGGTTGTAAGTCTGCTTGAAAAGTACCAAATCTCCAAGACTCTCCTGCTCCTATATTTTCTATCTTAATAGCAGCATATCTTCCTCTAGCCCTTGTGTCAACTTTAGTAGTACTAGAATTAATTACAAAAGGACTTAGGAACGTGGCTACATTTTCTGTTGCTGGGTAATCTGTTACTGAAAGAGTTACATTTGCATTTCCAGACAATACTTTAAAGTTAGGTATAAATCTTCTCATTGCTAAGAACACTTCACTTTGATTATTTTGTAAAGAAAAATCAAAAGATTGAATAAAAGAAGTTAAAATAGTTGTAGTTCCATCTGGATTAATTTGATCCGTGCCTACCTCATGTTCAAAAAATAAAGTTTGACCTAATCCCGACTCACCAATAACTGCAGGGAAAGTTCCAGTCTCATTACTTTTAAAAGCTGTTGCATAAGGTTTTGGATAAATTAAAGAATCAATCCAAGATGTTCTAATTGAATTAGTATTGACACCTGTGTACCAATTACCCATTGGAACTTGACCATTACTTTGTCCATAGTTAAGAGAAACAGATCTATTATTAAAATCAGATCCAGCTGATGGATACCACCAAGTTACTTCAGTAAACAAATTATTAATGCCTGCATTAATTTGTTGACCTTTTGTAGTATCACAATCATCAAATACATAATCCTCAACTGAACAAGGTAAAGAATTTACTGTACCATCAAATGCAAAGAAACCATTGTTACTCATCCAATAGGCAACACCATCTATTTCTATTGCTGCATTTTTACCTATCAATCCACAGTTAGTACCTACTTGTTCAAATCCAAATGTAAAAGGAGCTCCAACAAATTTCATGGTATATAAAGAGTTATCTGTCCAAACTAAAATATTTTCTTTTGCAACTAATGCTCCCATTATTTTAGTACCATCTTGAAGTCTTTGAGAACCTGCACTATTAGTAGCTAAAATATCGTATTCATTAATTTTTTCTTGGTTAGAAAATCTAATAAACATATCATCTTGAGTTGTAGGATCTCCAATAGTACTTTCTGTTCCAAAATGAATTAAGTGACGAGTTGTTGGAGATATTAAAGTTTCTCTAGTAGCAGTTGGGTTTCCAACTCCTGTTGCAATAGCTGTTTCAAAATTTAATGTGGTAGTAGAAGCTCTAGTTGTAAATCTATTAGCAACTCCAGCATTCCACGTGAAAGTTTTACCATTAGAAATAGTTCCAACCAAAACTTGACCAAAATTACTTAAAGACCAAAGAGCAGGTTCTAGTGTTACTGTAGATGCTTCAACAGCATTTCCCCATCCTGTATAGTCTGTAGCATTGGTAACGACTGCTCCTGAATTATGAGAGGTAGCTGTGGTACCAAAAGATGATCTTGTTGCTCCAGTTAAAGTGTTAGTTCCTTTTCCAGTATAAGCAATAAGTTCAGTGCCAATTAAAACTGTTCCAACTGTTGGGAAGGAAGCATTGGAAGTTACAGGAATAATTGCAACAGAATTATTAATACCACTAGACAATGTATTAGTTAATGCTCCTGAAACTGACCCACCATATTCTCCTACACCAAAGCCATAACCATAAGTCTGTGCCGCAGGACCTATTTTTTGATAAGGTTTTACAGTCATAGAACCACCTGTAGATATAACAGAAGATGCTTGGTCTGAAGAATCAATTGTAAAAGTTGTTGGAGTAGGAACAGTTAAAACTTGAAATAATTTATCTTCAAATTGAGAATTAGCTAATCCCGTACCACTAGGTAAGGTTACTGAATCTAAAATAATCATATCACCTACAGTTAATCCATGTGCTGAAGTAGTAGTAACAGTACATTTTTTAACGGATGTACTATTTGTTGCTAAAGTAGAAGATGTAAATGTAATTAATGTTCCAGCGTTATCACTACGAAAAGGAGTAATGTCAAATAACTGACCTTCAAAATATAAAAGTAAAAATTTATCAGTACCAATAGAAGTATATCTATTACCTTCTAGATCTACAAAAGAATGTAGTTTTCTTGAAACACCTATAATACTTTGATTGAGTAAAGATTGCCATCCTCCAATTTTTTCAGGAAGACCATATCTAAATCTTACATTATCAGAATCTATCCATCTACCTACTGCACCAACACTGGTATCTTGTTTATCTATTCCAGGGGCAAATTTAATTTCTTGAAGAGCCATATCCGCGCTCCCTATGCTGTGTTAGTTTTATATGCCCAACCTCTTGTAGAGTCTACAAAAACTAATGTAATAGATTGACCGTTGATAGCTAATGCTAAATTACTAGTGTTTGAATTAATAAGTTTACCATTTCTATTTACAGTAACATTGTTAGAACCAAAAGTTCCTCTCGCATCAATAATGCTAACTTCGTCTCCAGTTACTGGAGCAGCGGGAAGAGAAATGGTGACTGTTGTTTGAGTAGTATCTATTAAAAGTTGATCACCTGCAACTGCAGTGTAAGCAGTAATTGCTGAAGAGGTAATAGTAAAATAACCTTTTTGAGTTATTGCTTTAGTAGTATTTGTACCATCAGATTTAATTAACATAACAGCACCTACAGGAATAGCTAAAGCTGTTCCACTTGCTGTTTTTACACTTAATGTTTTAGTTGTATTTCTATTGGTTGCATCTTCAATTACAAAAATTCTTTCAGAACCACTAGGCATTATTAAAGTTCTGTTGGCCGCTAAAGTTCCTGTTAGTTTAAAATATAAATTTTTACCATTTGATACTGCACCATCGGTTAGAGCTAGAGTAACATCTGCTCCAGCCATATCTACAACTATATATCCTGAAGCTGCTTGTTGTAAAATTTGTAAATTAGTATTTGTAATGGATCCCCATAAACCGGCTTTCTCACCAGTTGTGATTAACTCTAATTTTAAATCATTTGAATAAGATGATGCCATATTTAATAAGGTTTAATTGGTGTCCATATCATGTCTGCTCCTGGTATAATACGTTCCCAAGTAATAACCCCAACTTTTCCTGTGTTTGCTACTAGTTGTGATCCTGCTGGGTTTATTAACGCTGTTCCAGTTACTGTAACACTTCCAGTGCCTAACGTCAATGAGTTTCCAGTTACATTTGCCGTAGCTCCTGCTTCTACTATAAAAGAACCTATATTTAATGCAGTTGCATTACCAGTAACACTAATATTAGCATCTGCAGATATTGTAATAGAACCTGTTCCTAAGATAAGTCTATTTGGATCTGGATCTTCAACAATAGAATCAGCTGAAATATTTACATTACCAATACTAATTGATAATGTATTACCTACAACTTGAATAGTAACATTATTATCATCACCGACTGTAGAAAACGGTTGTTCCGCAAATGATGAGAATCCAAAAAGCATAAAATAGGTTATATCATTTTTTAAACATAGTTAAAAGAGATAAAT